CTTCAGTAGGAACCTCACGCTCAGAGCCATCTTCTAGCTTAATTGTTTCTGGCATAATTGGATACCCATATTCCCGCAAGGAATTGATCAAGCCCCTTGGTGGCTGTGGGTAATTAATTGTTAAATTGCACTATATAAATTATTTGTGCTTGGTTTATTTTTGTCCGGGTCGTATATACTTTCTAATCGTTCTTTGATTAGATCTATAGCATTAATTGTCATCCTAACATTCATGGTGTCTTCGTGACTTTGACTATCCCTTGCAATAAATTCTACCTGGTCTGCTAATAAATGCTTGATTTCATTAATGAATACTGGATTCTTTAAAACATTTTGAGCATCATGATAATAATCACGTTTCTGATTAATGTCTTTTATATCATTATAATCATACCATTCTATACCACGCCTCATTACCTTCTCAACAACTATTTCTGGAGTAGATTTATGCTTTAATCTATTAATTTCAGCTCTTAATTCCTTTATTTTATTACCTCTTAAAGCTAATTCATTTTCAACCTCTTCGTATTTTTTTTTATATTTAAACATTATTGTTCAATAGTATTAAGACTAGGTCTATTAGTTTGTCCAGCAACCGCTCCCTCTTTCATTTGATCCCCCATAGCAGATTGTTCAAAAGCATTTATTTGATCCATCATCCTCTGCCCTTGCTCTCCAGACTCATCGTTAGCTGGTTGACCGGCCGGAACTGATTTTTTAAACATATCTTTAACCTGCCAAGTGAACTCATATTCATCAATAATTTTATCTTCATTAAGTGGACGTTTTGTAACTGCCTGAATATCAACCGCTTGTTTTAATTTATCTTGGAACATAACCTTTGATAATGCTGTACCTTCACGTTCACGTGGTTCGACAGTAACATACCAAAAAGTAGGAATTGAACGTAATAACCGTGTATTTATAAAACGCAAACGAGTTGGTCTGCCAGCTGCCTCCTCTTTTTTCTGATAACGGTATATTTCTTCTTTGTCGTTCCTAGTAAGCTCACGATCAGTAAATTTAATTATCTTTTTACCTTTCTGACCATTCTCAAACGTACCGTCCATAGTAGTAAATTTCTCATAAATATCTATCATTTTATCAGTTGTCTTATCATATTTGCGCTCCTTCGGATTTGTAAAATTCTCAAGTAAATTATAGATACGTAAATAAGTGGCTTCTTCCTTAGCTGTCATAAGAGCTAATACTGATAACCCTAATTGCTTAATAAATTGTTTTTGTTGAGTAATAATTTCAGTAGCAGTTTGATCTCCAGGTTTATCACCAACAGTTTTCGCTCCAATAAATTCTTCCGTCTTCTGCTCAATTAAATTATATATAGCAAATTCAGCATTCGTAACACCTTGCTGATTTGGATTTAATGGAAAATGATCGTCCTGTTTAATGCCATAAGTAACCGCCCCAGCTGTCCAAATATCCTTAGAATATATTTTACGTCCCTTGGATCCCATTGGAGGTTTAATCGACTGTCTAAATTTTTCTATCATCAACCGAATCGACTCACTATTTAACCCCTGAAGTGTTTTAGCGCTAGCTGTTAAAGGTTTGCCATACGCGCAATCACTACCCATCTCCTTTAAAATCGCCATAAACATTGGATACCGACGATCCTCAGTGCCTTCATAACAAAGCGGCGCCGGCTCATTAAACATTAAAACACTATTTATCATTATCTGATACTCATCCTTGTAAGGGTCAAGAAAATGTATTTCTTCAACCTCATCCCCAGCCAGTTTATACATACGATACCCAAAAGAACCCTTAGCGCATGACCCACCCGGTTTAACATATTTAAAATTATCCCATGAACCAAAATGTGCTTGCGACACATCATAATGCCGGCGCACATATTTAACTATATATGGCTGTGTTTGAAATTCACTAGCAGGAATATTTATGTCCCCAAGAAAAATCTCTTGGTTAGTAAACATTTTCTTTCTTGCTCTATGAAAAATTATAGGCTTCCTTTCTTCTTTATTTATCTGGCCATTTTGACTGATTATCGCTCTACCACGATTATAATATATTTCATAATTATCACATTCCTCACCAAAGACACCTCTTTGAGTAATAAGCTCACGTGTAAATGATCGCCAAAACTTATCATCACGCTCAATCTGATTAGTGCGAGATACAACATCCATCATATCACGCCCCAGACTTCTTAATTCATTATCCTCATGGTCAAATACTTGCGCGTCAGGCTGTAAATTCATTGTTACAAGCTCATTATAAACAGTTTCAATTTTCTTTTCAGTCGTGCCGGTAACAATACGAACCTCATCATCATTCTTCTTAGCTGGTAAATAAGCATTAGCAGCCCTTTTATTAAGAATATAATCTTCTTCAAGCGACAAATCATCAAATTCCTCACGCTTTTGGTGCCGTTGTTGACGCGCCTTTTCAAATTTCCGTAAATAATAAGCATACGCCTCTTGCTGATCATTATCAGGGGCGTAGCCTTTTAAATCTTTTTCTATCCGACGCTCTTGTTTAACGCCTGGAGATTTTGGTTTTAACATATATTAAATCGCACTATGTCTATTATATATAATTGTTTCGTGACTTTGTTGTTGATACGGATCACCACCTTGAGTGACCGTTTCAATAGTAGAACCGGTTTCAAGGTCATCCTCAGTGAATGTCAGCATTAAACTTTCAATATGATCAGGAGATTTGTACCCTTTATTTTTCATATCCTTCTTACTCATTATCTGCAAACGCTGTGAACCGGTTGACCGGCGATACCGGATAGAAGCCCCTTCTTCCTCCCACGCCTTATTTTTAACAAGCTCTCCGCCTGACTTCAACCATTTCCTTAAACGAAAGTAAAGACACGCTTTTAAATTTATAAATCTTTTTTTATCGTCGCTATCATCGCACTGATTACCAACCATAACGCCAACAACGGCCTTACCATAAAGAAATATTTCACGCACCGCTTCCGCCCCTACCCCAAACATATCAACAAAAACATCCTCTTGTTGTACCTGTGGAAAAAGTTCTAATAATCCAATCGTGCGAGCAGCTATTTTTTTAGGAGTAGACATTTTCTCTTCCATTACAACCGCCGCCTTAAAAGCATCTCTGATAACCCAAGTAGTGAAATCCTTGCCTTCTCCCGCCGGATCTATCCCCATAAAACAACGGCCGACAAAATGTTGAACATTAAGATTGCTATAAACAGATTCTATCTGACGTATATCAACTCTAGAAAGCAACGGCACATATCCTTCTTTATCAACATTATCCTCCCTAGGAAAATCACCTAAAACAGACACCCGATACTCATCACTATCCTTACCATACTTATCAATAATCTCCTGTATAGATTCCTTATTAACTACCGGCGACTCCTCGGCATTTAACCGAAAAGAACGATAAGATTTTAAATACGCGGCATTTTTATGCGACTGATAAAAGTGACCAATAAGTCTAGTAGGATTTGATATAAGAACCATTATATAATTTTCCTCAGTTAGTGATTCCTCCCCTGTTGTAATTATCTTGTCATCCACCGCAGAAGCCTCGTCAACGATTAAAAGCATATATTTGGCATGTAAACCTGATAATGCTTCTGGATTCTCCTTACGAGCCGTTTTAGCGCGTGCAAACCAATCCCTAGGATTTTCAGTAATCCTTACATACGACCCCTGAACATCAAATTTTTCTTTGTGTCCAGGTGGCATTTTACCTACCCAAGCAGAAATATACTTCCATAAAACATCATACATCTGAGTCTGATTTGGAGCGGTGCAAGGAACATTTGAATTAGGATGTGTATATAAATACCAAATAACTACCCACGCTAATCCTGCTGACTTACCAACCCCGCGTCCGGCACGAATAGTTATTTTCTTCTTCCCGCGCTTATTCGCGGCGTCTTCTATCGCTAAAAGAAACTGATATTGCTGCCAAGTAATGTGTTTACCAAAAATAAAAGGTTCAAAATATTCTACCTTAAAATCTTCATATCGTTGAGACTTTATTAGCGATTTCATTAAATCCTTATACTCTGCTTTCACTGGTTGTGGATAGAGTTTCCACATTCCTTTAATGAAATAAATAACAGAGGACTGCATTTTCTTTGCTATTTCCAATTCTCTTTTTGTGTGTTTCTTTTTTACTTTCGCCATATTCTCTAAGAATAAGGGGTAGATATAATAGAGGATAAACTCTATCTACCTCAATATTCAGCCTTAGCCATTGTTTTTTTTAAAAAAAGCCTTACAGATGGTATCAAAATTAATTTGTCATCTTTGGCCTTATTCTTAGGGAGTATGTAATATTAGTGATTATTATAATATGTTATTTAACTTTTGTCAAGTTGGTTAAAAATTGGGGATTTTTTCAGTGGGGCATATATATAAGGGGGTGGGCCGTATATGCGGGGGGCGCGCGCCTTTTGAAAAATGTTTTTTGCTAATATTAGCTAATCATATAAAACAACACTTGACAAATTGAATACTTCTATTATTATACATTAAGCGAAGTATAGCTAATACTGCTTTAATATTAGCGATTATTTAACTTCGTTGCGTGTTCGTTTTGTGTTCGCCCCTGTATATAGTGGTATAAAATACAAAAAGACTAGCGCGCTAGTCTTCTTGATCATTGTCTTGATCTTTGTCTATATCATTAAAAAGACTTGTTAATCCAACGTTTCCAGAGTGTTCTACTTCTTGTCTATCGTGATAACCGTAGTTTTTAAGTAAAAAAATGTTAAGTGCCTGGTTCTTTTCTGACTTCTGACCATGTTTTATTGTGTAATTAGCAAAAAATTCCCTAATTCGCTTTATTGTGTTGTAATATATATCTGGTTTGTCATTCTCTAATTGTGCTAAATAATCCCTATAAGCTCCCACGCTATAACAAAAACCGCTTATATTGGCATACTCTCCTTTTTTTTCGCAATCTTTAATATATTTATTAAACTTCCGTTGCAACTCTTCGGCGTTTTTTATAATTGGCGGTCTTCCAACTTTCATAAACATATAAAAAAAGCCGTCAAATATACATTTTCGGCTTTTTTATTAATTTTATTATACTTTTATACTATACTATTTTTTACATTTTGTCAACATAATCTATTTTAATATGGGTATCAATATACCCTGAAAATGCTTAGAGGCTATTCTATGGCCTCGTTTTTTGCTTGATTTTCTTTATTTTGTTTA